GAAAAATTGGTAAGAAAACTACCTCTCCGCAGATGGCGTACCTGACGCCATCTGCCCCTCCCATCCTTCAGGAAGCATGTCGAGTTGATTTCTGCGACTCCCTGAGACCGGATTGTCTTGCCGTCATTTAAAATCGCCCCTGGCGGGTAGGACGAAGCCAAGACCGGTCGGTCAGATGATATGAGAGTATCATCCCCGTTGACCAGGATTTCTTTGTGTTCGGTATCTCGCGTCGCCCAGCGCGCCGCAAGATAGCTTTGAAGACAAAGTAGAGGGAAGGAGAGGTAACCCCCCATCATCTGCCCGTGACTCACTTGGACTTCCTCTCCCAATACATCAACCAGTATTGGGAGTGAGTTCACCGCGAGGAGTTTAACCTCCCCGGGAACTCGGTTTGCTTTCGCAAGCAAACATTCCAAGATAGTGCTAGCAACTGTCAGTGACAAGTTATCGGTTGCCGCCACCAAGTCCACGCTCGTCTGCCATGGATACTTGCAGACAGATGATATTCTCTTCTCCGTGGGTGGTCCACAAAGGAGCCAGTCAAACTGGCTGAGATGCTTATAAAGCATCTTGTGCAATGGGCCCAGAATGTCAATTCTGGATTCGAAGATTGTCAATCCTCGAACCTTACCGGCCGAAAGCACCTCTTTGTACCGAGCGCGAAGCTCGCTGGTATCAAAACCCTTACCAGCGATCGCGTTTCTCACGAACTCTCTATCACCACCTCGTTCGGCGAGCAGCTTGTCTGCTCTGCTCTTAGGAGCAAGCCGAGACGAGGCGTTGGGCACGAAGTCCTGCACGAAGGACTCGTAGTTTTTATCCCAGCCATGGTGAAAGAGGGCTCTGATTTCCTGACGGACAAACCGCAGAAATTCAGGGGAAGAGTTGGGGGAGGGAGTGGATACACGAGCGCGCCACGCCTCGTGTAATGTGGTCTTACAGCGAATGCAACCTGCAGGCAGGTTACGTCGGAGCGATGCTAGCGAGTGTGCTAGTTCCCATCGTTCGCGTCGCCATAAACGCTGGAGAGTCTGACAACCATCCTCGTCAAGTCTTCCAACTTGGCGCCGAGGAAAGCTGGTACTTGGGCGCGACTGGCCCTCCAGCAGGAGAAAGCGAAGGTATCGATCTAACCCGTCTGGTTTGAGATCCGGTAACTCAGAGTATGGAATACCATATCTGATCCGAATAAGTCTCATACCATTCGAGATTGACACCCGTGTGTCGGCTTCTGCCTTACGGCAAGAATGACACGTTTGAACGGTTGAACCAGGAGTGGACTTATCAACCGTAGCGCTGCGAGAACCACCAAGAGTGGCCACAGTGGAATTCATCAGGATAAGCTTAGGCGTCCGGAGATGAATGTTGTGTTTAGC